GTATTTAAAATCATAGATTGAATATGTTATCAGAGACTGAGTTAAGGGCTTTGAAGAAGTTGAGTACAACGACCACTAGGGTCGTTGGAGATTCAACTTTAGCTCTTCCTTCGAATGTTAAACTAAGTAAAGGTGAGGTTGAAAAGATCGCTGTAACGAAGAAAGAAATGTTCGATGAGTTAGCTCAATGTAATCTACCTACAATTGAATTAATTACAAGAGAACACACATTCAACGGTGATGCCATCCGATTCGCTGCCTGGTTATTCTTGATGAATGGACAAAAGCTAATGACCGCAAATAATGTTGTTGTCAGAATGGGTATGCAATATTCTACAAATTTGGCTGGTAATAACGTCGAGATTAATTACGTGACATCAAATAGTGTAGTTAAATTAGGACACATTCCTGCTGGTGTACTTGCTGCTCCTTATTCAGGAAAGGGAAGTGGACTTTTCATTACTTATGAACAAAATTTGATTACTAATACAGTTGAAACAGGTAAAGTTTGTGTCTTGTTTATAACGTCACTTTCAACTACTGCTTCAGCAGTTAACTCGTTTGCTTATTCTTACTGTAATGTTCCAGTGGAGAGTTGGGATTTTAACATGATTAAACTGACTGCTGAAACTAGTTGTGCTTCACTTACTGCAATGACTAATTTGGTTAATACATTAGTGCCTGATGATAGGGTTAGGCCGGTTGGTCTTTATGTAGATATACCTGGAGTAACCGTGACTACTAGCGCATCATTAGGTTCATTACCTATTACTACCATCCCAGCGACAACACCATTGATATTCAGTGCTTATACAAAACAAGTCGAGGAAGTTGGCGTCGTTAATACTCTATATGCTTTAAGTTACTTGCCTTAAAATCTAGATGGGCTAAAGTCTGATAAATGATTATGGTTTGTATTCAAAGTCGTTTTAACTAAGATGCGCATATCATCGTGAGCTATTTACATGGCCGGCTTTGCTGTGTGCCATGTTCTTGGCCGGTGTATGCGTTAATCTGAACAGTCAAAGACTACGTATTCATCGATTTACGAAATCGGGGGAAGCCACCCCCCGAGAGTAGTAACTGAGTGATTTGACCGAC